TTCAAGGACTTGGCTGAGCTGGAGGCGAAAATGTCACAATACGGCTCTCAGTTCCTCCGCAAGCGTCCAGGTGGGGAAACGGCTACAGCCAGGGCACTTGATAGCGCAGAGGCCACGAGTCCACTTCAGGATGTAACTCTCAGGTTCACCGATGCGCTGAACCTTGCCATCGAGTTTATGGGAGACTGGATGGGAATTGATTCCAGTAAAGACAATACTGTGTCAATCAGCACCGAGTTTGGTCCTGAGAATTTCGAGTCCGGTGACATACAGATTCTCTCCAAGGCCAGGGAGACTCGCGAGATAAGCCGATCCGCTTTCCTGGATGAGCTCAAGCGGCGTGGGGTTCTGAGTGACAAGTTTAATGCTGAGGAGGACGCTGAGGAACTGATGGAGGAGCAGGCTGAGTTTGCTGCTTCGATGGAGTCAGTAATAAAGACAGGCCAGGGTCTTGAGGACGGGACTGATGAGGAGCAGGATGGAACTGAAGAAGATCAAAGCTAAGCTATGGCAGATGCAAACCAGGAATACTTTGACGCGAGCCTCAGGCACCATATCGGTGTCCGTAGGTTCAGTAGTCAGCAGGTAAACTCCATCCTTAGCCTGATAGAAAAGTCGGACAGATCACTTGTAAGGAAACTTCGACGGGGTGTAAGTGGTGTGGCTGGGAAACCTTACACACCTCAGGCCAGGGAGAGGATAGTTGCTCTTCTATCAAGCCTGAGAAAGCTTCGTGCTGAGCTGGTTGGTCAGATACAGGCCGACTTCATGTCGGAAATGCGAAGCTTTGCTAAACACGAAGTGGCTGTTGAGATAGAAAACCTAAAGTTCTCGATACCCTTTGAATTAACCTTCGCCCAGCCAAACCTTACGAGCGTGGCTGCTGCTGCGCTGGCTAGACCGTTTGCTGACGGGACACACCTTGAAGCCTGGTTCAAGGGTTTGCTGGTCAGCGAGCAGGCGAACCTTGAGAAGGCAATTCAGCTCGGAGTAACTCAGGGAGAGAGTATAGACAAGATAGTTTCCAGGGTTGTTGGAACTCGCTCCAACGGCTACCGGGATGGAGTGTTGTCAATGACCCGGAGGAATGCCGAGGCAGTGGTTCGCACTGGGGTGAACCACATCAGCAATTTTGCTAGGGAGTCAGTGTGGGAGGCCAACTCGGACATCCTCAGCGCAGTGAGGTGGGTTTCAACACTGGACGGTAGGACATCGGCCATCTGCCGAGCGAGGGACGGGCAGATGGCACCCCTGGGCAACCACAAGCTTCCAAAGGGCACCCCAAGACTTGACCCTGCAACAGCTAGGCCTCCAGCTCACGTGAATTGCAGGAGCCTTGTCGTTGCGCTGGTAGAGGGGCAGAGCGTCATTGACAAGATCGGTGATCGGCCATACGTCCTAGACAGTAGGACTCGTCAGCGTAGAGAGCTGGACTTTAAAGCCGAGGCATCGAGACGGGGCATGACCTTAAAGCAGGTTCGAGAGCGGTGGAAACAGAAAGCCATTGGAACAGTTCCGAAGGACGAGACTTACGGCTCCTGGTTGAAGCGTCAGTCAACAGAATTTCAGAATGAGGTTCTCGGTGTAACAAAGGGGAAGCTGTTCCGCAAGGGTGGGTTGACGCTGGACAGGTTTGTTGACAGGAAAGGTCACGAACTCTCCCTGGGCCAGCTGGCAGCAAGAGACAGAAAAGCTTTTACAAAAGCAGGACTTGAACCAGATGCTTTCATCGATGAATGAAGACCAAGTTGAGCAGAAGGTTGTCAAACTTGCATCTGAGCTAACTGAGCACCTTGATGAGCCGCACATACAAATTGGAGTAACCTGGAAAGGTGATGATGGCGGAACCTGCTTTGTGTCCTATGGGACAGGGAACACCCTTACCAGACACAAGATCTGCGACCTCATGCAGCAGCAGTTTGGTTTTATGGAAGAGGGCGAGGATGAAGAAACACCTAAAGGGTAACATCGAGTTTGATGACGAGCCAAAGCGGTGGAAGTATCGCCTAACAAGCGAATTCTGGTTTTACCGTCTTCCAAATGACTTCGCCGGTATCGTTATCGAACATGAGATGTTCTTTATCTGGAACTGGAAACTAAACGTTCACAAGGGCTATGCCTGGGATGGTGCCAGTGGGCCAACCATTGACGATAACTCGAACTACCGCGCATCCCTGGTCCATGACGTTCTCTACCAATGCATCAGGGAAAGATTTCTAGATAAAAGCTTCAGGCCGATAGCAGATCGGGTTTTCTACGATATCTTGAGGGAAGATGGAATGCCCAGGTGGAGGGCGACGTATTACTATGCTGCGGTGAGGCTGCTAGGCTGGATGTTTGTCAGACCTTAGACCTTGCCTCCCCTGGGCATCGGGAGGCATGTTGGAGTTAGATGCCTAAACAACCAACGTGAGTGATTCACAAGAAAACATATGGAATTCAACTTCGCTAACGAAATCGACTCTGTCGATAAAATCCCCGAACAGTTCAGGCCTTTGTATGCCCAGGACGATGCTCGCAGCTTGATGGTGCTGCGAGACGACCCGGCTGTTAAGGGTGCCGTGACGGCAATTACTGGACTCAACAGAGCACTGTCGGCCTCAAGGGCAGAAGCAAAGGCTGCAAAGGGGAGAGCGATCGACCTGACCCCTCTGTCTGAGTTTGGGGATAATCCAAATTCAATTCTCGAGGGTTTTAACTCGAAGATCACCGAGCTCCAGTCTGAGCTCGCCAAGGGTGACAAAGCCAAACTCAATCTTGACAAGATTAAGCAGGAGCTGGCCGAGGCTCATTCCAAGGACCTGAAGACAAAAGACACCCGCATTGAGGCGTTGACGGGGCAGTTATACAATCTTCTCGTTGAGAACACTGCCAGCTCGGCGGTTACTGAGTTGAAAGGTGTCCCCCAACTCTTGATGCCGTTTATCAAGCAGCAGGTGAAGGTTGTGGAGCAGGATGGGGAGCAGAAGGTTTTTGTGACCGACAAGAGTGGAGACATTCGATACTCCGGGGTGACTGGACAGCCCATGACCATCAAGGAATTGGTATCTGAAATGAAGGCTGATGCTCAGTTTGGTCGGCTGTTCGAAAGCGATACTCAGCGTGGAGGCACTGGTGATAATCAGAACGTTCGCCACTCTTCTAATCCGAGGGTCAGCAATGCCGATGAAATGTCGCCAACGGATAAGATCCGGAGCGGTCTGCGTAAGCAGCAATTCTCACGTGCGAAGTAACTTTCTACTTGCGGTTATTTGAGAGACTGGGAATTGATTCCCTTATCTTCGCGGCGTGAAGCCGCACAGAATGGTATTCCCGAGGGTGACCCAAAGGATGTGCGGCAAAGCACGAAACTTAACTTAGCTATCAATTATGGCATCTGTAACTCTGACCGAATCGGCCAAGCTGGCCCAGAACATGCTCGTGTCTGGTGTGATCGAAAACGTGATCACCGTCAACCGCATGTTTGAGGTTCTTCCCTTCGATGGAATCTCTGGCAACGCATTGGCATATAACCGCGAGAACGCTCTTGGAGCTGTTGAAACTCGCACTGTGGGCGAAACCGTTTCTGCTGGTAAGGCAGCTGCGACGTTTACTAGCGTCACCAGCTCTCTCACAACGATCATCGGTGACGCTGAAGTGAATGGCCTGATCCAGGCCACTCGTTCCGAAGACAATGATCAGACTGCTGTTCAGATCGCCTCCAAGGCGAAATCTGCTGGCCGCAAATACCAGGACATGGTAATCAACGGCACCGGTTCTGGCTCTGAGTTTAACGGACTGATCAATCTCTGTGCCTCTGGCCAGAAGGTCAACACCGGAACGGACGGTGGTGCCTTGTCCTTTGCGTTCCTGGACGAGCTCCTTGACCTGGTTGTGGACAAGGATGGGCAGGTGGACTACATTACCATGCATGCCCGGACGTTACGGTCCTACATGGCGTTGCTGCGTGGTTTGGGTGGTGCCTCGATCGGCGATGTTGTTCAGTTGCCGAGCGGTGCTGAGGTGCCTGCCTACCGGGGTGTTCCGATCTTCCGGAACGATTATATCCCCATCGACCAGACCAAGGGTTCTGGCTCGGCACAGACTACGATCTTTGCAGGCACCTTGGATGACGGATCCCGTCAGCATGGTCTTGCGGGATTGACCGCCGAGAACATGGCCGGTATCTCGGTTGTGGATGTGGGCGAGTCTGAGACCAAGGACGAGCGAATTTGGCGTGTGAAGTGGTATTGCGGTCTTGCGCTGTTCTCTGAAAAGGGTCTGGCTGCGGCTGAAGGTATCACCAACTAATTTGGGGACTGGGCCAAGGGGATGGGTCAGCAATGGCCCATCCCCCTTTCTCTACAAAAAGACAAAATCCAACTTATCGAATTATGGCTATCTACTTACTCGAACGTGCTTTCACTCCTGGATCCGGCACTCATGCTGGTCTGAGCCGAATGCTGGTCAGTGCTGAGGATGCGGCTGATGCATTGCTCCTGGCAAAAGGCTACAGCGGATCTGATAGCCGAAACCATTGGAACGTGACCGACACCACCGTCACTGCGATTGCTGCA